CTCCTTTACGTTTGACTTTCCTAAACATGGGGATGTCATCCATAGAGAATTCCGTGATGGAACGCTCCATTTGTGCTGGCACTTGTAACGCCTTCACAAAGTGGATGTACTCAAAGCGATCCTTCCGTTCCCGGTATATAAACCGGCAATAGTTGAATGCATAAGTACCATGTCGCGATCTGCTAATGCGGGAAAACTTTATCCGCGGGTAGCATTTCGCTAATCTCTCCAGGTCTTGCGACCATTTGAGACCTGAATCGTCGGGATAATCGTCAGGCACTATCTTAACTGATATATTGTGCTCAACGAACAACCGTTCCATCTCTCGCCATAGTCCTTTTTCATACACATATGACAACCGACCGAAGCACGTTATGTACTTCTCTTTAAGTCGGTTGAAGATGATGTAGAGCCAGGGTTCTAGCGAAGATTTCGCAGTTGAGGAGGGGGCCTTCAATGAATACGGCCTAACGTCGTAACCATGGAGGTAATCTCCCCCACAGCTTTCTCTGAAACCATGATCCTGTTCGCGGTAGAAACTTTTATCCGCATTGATCAGGAACCCAACACTGCCAAGGACAGAAATATAATCCTCGGACATGTCAGTAGGTATGATGCAATCATCACCAAAAACGGATATTTTACTATAGTCCCAGTTCCAAGGAAGGAACGTAGACTTATAGCGTCCGCTTAGTGCATATCTTACACCTTGCCCGATGGCCCAGAAGACGAGAGTTTCAAGCGGAAAAGTAACCGCATTACCCATAGTGCTAAACATGTTTAAATGCACGTCCTTACCGTTGATGTTCATAACGGGGGAACGCACCATGTCACACATTGCGAACCACTTAGGCGGCGTGAGCCACTTAAGCAGGTCATATGCATTGCAATCAGAGGCCGATCGCCAGTCAACAGTCGCTTCACCAGAGGTGATTGAACTGATCATGGCGCGAACCTTGTGTTGCTCGGGTAGTACTCGAACGTCTAAACCGAACGGCACCATTCTGTGGTACATCATTATCATGAGGCCTTGCTGGATGAACATATTACCAGTAGGTTCCTTCGCGATAATCCGCAGAATTTCGTCGTTCTTTTCGACAGTTGAAGCCCGTGATCCTTCTACGAAGGAGTACCTATCCGTTACCGGATTTTGACTGTTAAAATCTCTAACAGCCGCAGCCAATTGGAAATTGAACTGCAGGTATCGATCGAAGAGAGGAGCCACCCGCTTAGTAAGCGTAATGGGGAACGTAAGTTTTGCCTCATCGCTAGTGTCCTTAAAACCGACACCATTGGTGGACCCAGGGCCATTTCGGCAATGGGTAAACAGTTCCTCTTCATCAAAGTCGGTCAAAACAGCACTAATTAAAGCGCGAGCAGTGAACAAGGCTTTCGCCCTGAGACTACTCTCATCTGGAATATCAGCAAGGACCGGGGGCACAAAGTTATCCCCTGTGTAATTTGCGATATGTTCG